GCGCTCTGGCGAGTCTCGGTCTTGTGGACGAGAACCTTATAGACGTTCGCGGGGATGAATCCGATCTTGACTTCAGTACCTTTTTTCATTTTTTGTTTTGTTTAGTTTATTTAATCACCGACACTGACAAATGGGAGGAAGCTTTCTGTGGGCCAATTTGTTAGGCTCTGTTTTTTAGGATACTATCAATCGTTACTTCGAGCATCTTATCCGAAGCATACTGAAAGTCATACTCTCGCAACATTTCAGTTACGTTAGGAATAAGACCTTCGTAGTTATTGACTTCAAAGTTATAGACATATCCGCTAACGCTGCCATCAGAATGCTGCTTGACTTTAAGAGTCAAACGCATCTCGGCTTCTTGTAGGGGATATTCTTTATCCTTGGCTGGAATATTTTCGTTCATAGTATTAGGGTTTAGAGAGTTCGCTTGCAATTTTGTTAAGAGCCTTCACAACACAATTCTCCATGGGATTAGGCAAGCCCCAGAAGATCGGAGTCTTCGCGGTCGTGACGCCATCGGTCTGTGTGGCGAAGAAGTATTGGATCGTGTCAGATCCCTTTTCTTTCTTCGCATAGACAGACCACACAGCGAGACACTCAGACTCGATGCCTTTGTTTGCCCACTCTTTACCTTGGACATACAAGCGGCGCCGAGTGGTCATGCTGCCGTCGAGACCTTGAATGGGAACGATCTCCTCTAGGCCGGTGATGATGACAGTCTTATCGAGAGACTTGAGGTTAGTGCACAAAGTCTGGATGCCGTCGTTGTAGTTCTTCCAGATGTCGAAGCCTTTGTAGATTTGTTCACACTTAACTTGAAGCTGATCAATCGCCGCGGTGATTGAGTCGATGACGACGAGATCTTTCGTCGTGTCTTTCTTGACTTTGTTAAGTTCGACCGTGAGCTTATCATAGCTGTCGATCGGCACAACGAGCTTCTCGTCGCGCACACGAAACGGCATACCCTTTCGCTCGGCGTCGAAGATAACGGTGCGCGCGGGATCGACGTTGCGGAAGGACGTAGACTTGCCTGAGCCACTCGGGCCAACGAGTGCGATTAGTGTCTTTGGCCATTGAGGTTTTACTTGAGGTGGGGATGTTTCCATATGTTTTATTTTATTTGCTTACCAAGTCAAAGGCTCGTACTTAGTTATTGAGCACTCCGACAAAAAGAGTTCAAGCTGCACAGCGTTCTGCGCAAAGCAGATTCGCTTGAAGGGACAGCTCGGACAGGCATTGCACGCTTTGCCGCTGGGCGGAGGAAGCTTATCGTGGGCCATTGCTTCGTTGATATGATCGGTGAAAGTCTCGATGCGATCTTTGACTTCAGAATCGAACTCCCAGAGTTGTTCCTCCGTAAAGCTCCAATCAGGTCCGATGCGCCATGCTGGGCTTGGCAAAGAGATCTGAACGATCAGCGTACGAATCACCATGCGACGATACCACGCAGCGTTGGCGTAGTTGATGTCGTCTTTGAAGATCTCATAGGCAAACCTCTGGAAGATGTAATAGTAATAAGAGAACTGTGTGTCGCCTTCGTAGCCCGCGACGGCATCTTTGAATGCGTACTTGCGCGTCGTCTTATAGTCTGTGATCTGAATGATCCCGGCGGGCGTCACGGAGAGAACGTCAACGGTGCCGACATAAGCAAAGCCCGGGCGGTCGACGACGGGAATGTTGAAGTGAAACTCAGCGCCTTTGTTATCACCAAATTTCAACGGCGTCGGGAGAGAGGACAGAGGCGCCGCAGTCAAAGCCTTCCGAATCTGGTCTTGATCCTTGGTGGGAAGATTCTTCTCCTTTGCTTCTTTGAACGCCTCCATACAGGCTTCTTGCCACTTCTCTCCGCTCCTGTCGAATGCGACATTCTCGGCGAACTTGTGGATGATCTTGCCGACTGTGAGAGCCGTAATGTCCTCTTGCGGTTTTAGACCTAAGAAGACCGTAAAGAACCAGCGCCTCGGACAGGCTGAGATCTTTAGGCCGCTTGCGTTGATGGGAATAACTGCGGGGATGCCTTCATGCGGCAAGTCTTTGTATGTTATTTTCATTTGTTATTTGATAAGAGAAGAGAAAAGAAAGAGAAAAGAAAGAGCTACCCAGCGCGCCGTCCTCAGGGGAAACCTATGAAAAACCCTGCGCAGTAGACAACCTGCGAACGCACTGAGTAGCTCAAAGTTATTTCTTATATTTGAATGTAAAGCCCCGACACTTTTGCTTGCGATAGATTTGATGCGACACCGCAGCTTTGTTTGCGCCGAGCGCGAGGGATGCTTTGGTCGCAGAGGGATATTCTTTGCCGGTCTCAAGACATATCACAGGACGCGAGGCGTTTTTACTCGGACACTTTTTCACTTCTTGAGTTTGAAGTTCTGAGTTTGATTGATGATCGCTTGAACGTCTATGCCTTTTAGCAGAGGGTCGTTAAGCAGGGACGCAAGATCGGTGCCTGTTGGGCGGGTATGTGGGAAGTGTTTGAGAAGAAACTTCTCAAGCTCTTTGTCTGTCATCTCCTCGACGGGCTTTGGTAGGCCGAGGAGAAGGTCGAGTTCGTTGAGTTGGTTGTTATCGGAACTCATAGCGTAATACAGCAGAGTTTCTTCTGTGCGATCTTGCTTTCATCGAGCGCAGCCAGAGCTTTCTCAGGCGTATCGTAGAGTAGTGTTATGCACCATATCCCATCGGCGCTCCAGCGATAGGCGTAGAAGTAATGCTCCTTCGTGGGCGGATTGATTACGGTGGCGTTTGTGATGTTGTTTTGTTCTTTCATATTATTGGTGGTTTCTAAATTCTGCATAGAGGTTATTAAATCTTTCCGATCTTTGTCTGATAGTTTTGGATAGCTTAGTAATGTCATAGTCTCGCCGGGAGAAAGCTTCAAGCCCGAGATTCCAGGCGGCGTAAACATCCCTTGGGTCTGGAGTGTTCTTTCGCTGGGCGAGACAGAGCTTGAGTTCGAGCCAGCATAGATGCGCCTTAGCACAGCGCCGCGCTTCGGCCGGAATATGTCTTTGATCTTTTTCAGAAGGGAAATGCTGGCGCCAGACTGATCGCTTGAGTTGGTATCTTGAGAGTTCACCGTGTCGTCCTTTCGCTTTGTCGTTGTCGTTGGATTCGATCATTGATAATGCCCTGAGCTTCGCGTCGAAGTCTTGCTGGAGGGCGATCAGAGTTGTCTCTGTCGCGAGGATTGATAGACCTATCATAAGGATTTTCATAAGTCAGAACTCTTGGAGATGATAGATCTTCTTACGAAGCTCAGCAACCTTGGCGCGTTTTTCGGGTAGGCTGTGAGTGGTTGATACAATATAGGGAACTTTCCCTTCTCTGTCATGGAAAGAATCACAGAACTTTTCGAGGTATGCGATCTTCCTTTCGATACGCTGTATGCGCCAGTTGCGATACCATTTGAATAGATTCATAGAGGCCAGAAGTATGGTAGGTTGTCTGGAATGTTTGGGAACTTGCTGGAGTAATAGTCTGGTTTCTTTCTTATCAGATTACTCTGATGTGTCTTGTGTAGATAAGAGCCGAGCCAGTGTGGTTGTATGATGTAAGGGTAAGTGAGAATCTCCTTTTCAAAGTGCGGAAGTAGATTGTCAACGTAGCCCCGCCGCCGGGCTTCTTGGCAGATCTTGATAGAGTAAAGACACAACCACGCTGGATAGTCTTTGACCATCTTCACGGCGGGATGACTGCGCCAGCCTTCTGACTTACCTTGGATTGTGTTGAGGATTTGCAGAGACTCAACGCGCTGCTTCATGAGGCGCTGGGTGTCGAGCACGCGGGCGGACTGTTCGATGTCGGGATATGGGAGGAAGATTTGCATTTTGTGGTTGTGTTTTACTTATCACTCTAGACCCTTCAACATCTCCTCACTCATCTTCATTACGATAAGTTCAGTGGGCGTTGTCTCAATGATGATTGTGTTGTCTTGCATGGCGAGCTGCCGCGCGAACTTCTCCGCGCTGCTTGTATAGTTCTGCCAGCTTGCCTGACTTCCAACCTCGCCGCTGTTCATGAACTCTACGATCTCCTCGCGGAAGACATCTTCGTTGAAGGTTGTAGGATCTTCGTCTGTGCCGCCCATGAGGGGAGTCATGGCGTCGAGGATATTATCCACAGGCTCGACGAGTTCGATGATAAGGTTGACTTTGCGCACAGAGATCTGCACCTTTTCTTTAAGCTCGTCCACGATGGGGATATCATCAGGGTCGATGGCGCCTTGAAGCACGGCGGTGCCTTTGTCTGTGAGGAATGCTTTGCCTTGTGAGAGGCGGGCGCGGATGGTCTGAGGCTGTTGTCTGAGTGTGAGGGAGTTGATGGTGGCTTTCTTAGAAGGAATCTTAGAGAGCTTCACGACAAGCTGGGCGAATTGCACAGCATGCTTGATGTCATAGTAAGGCCAGCCTTGTTTACGTTCGGTCTTGTTGAGAAGACTTTCCGCTTGCTTGAGCAGCGCGGTTGGGTCTAGTTGTGGTTGTGGTTGTTGATTAAAGATATTCATTTATTTGATTCTAGTTGTTTAATCTTTTCTTGTAACTCACGAATCTTCACCACCTGCTGATTACTCAGCCACATATCCTGCATGATCTTCAACACCTCGGCCGCCGTTTCTGTGGGTTTGAGATCCTCACTGACGGTAATACGGCCATCGGCGTGGATTGTGAGGAGTGGCTTGTTTAGATTTGATACTTGAAGCATGTACGTTTCAACTCCTTCGAGGCTAAACTTGTCTGGTATTTCTTCGCTCATTTACACTCCTTCCATTTGAACTGATTTTTACCCGCGCAATCGACCACCCACTCAGCGCGGCCTTTCCTTACGGCTTCTTCGCGCATACTGCTCTTGCCAAGCTGATCGCCCCACAGGATTGCTAAGGACAGAAAACAACCTGCTACAAGTCCGTACATGCATTGTTCTAAAACTTGGATCATAGCTCACCTTCCTTATCATATTCCGGCAATTCAATCTCTCCTAGCTCTCTCTTTAATAGAAGATTACGCAACGCCCGAACATTCCCAAAGGAGAATGTCTCGTCGCCGAAGTGTTCCCTTTCCCCCAAAGGCGTCCAGTTTTCCTCGGCGATAATGGCTGATGCGACGCATCTGATTTCCTGAACCCCTCTGTCTTTAAGAGAGAATGTCTTCAGACCTAACTCATTGATGCGGAAGTATAGATCCTCTCGGAAGCTTCCTTCCTTTACCATCTTCAACAGATCTCGATTCGTCGCGAAGACAAAGCGACATTGAATCGGGACTGGATCAACAGCCCCGACGGGCAATACGGTTTTATCCTGCAAGACTCTTAAGAGCTTAGCTTGATGCGCCAGCGGCAACTCGCCTATCTCGTCGAGGAAAGCAGTGCCCTTGCCGACTGCTCTTAGGAAGCCAACGTCGCCTCTTGATTTAGCACCCGTAAAGGCGCCGGGCATGTAGCCGAAGAGTTCTGATTGAAAGAGTGTGTCAGTCAAGCCAGCCATGTTCATAGCCTTGAGAGGCTTTCTCTTATGCGCTAGGATCTTTGCAACTAACTCCTTGCCTGTGCCGCTCGGACCTTCGATAAGGACGTTGTATTTCTGCAAGCTTTCTTCGGCGTAGGTTATTGCCGCCGTGAGCATCCTCTTGGTGAGAGGATCTTGCGTGGCATAGCATGATGCTATTGACTGAATCGAGTTCTCCTTCAGCGCATCGCCTGTGATCTTCAACACATCCTTGCGGATGTTATCGAGGAAGCTGTCGGCCGCGGCTGTGTTAAGGACGTTTGCGTGGATGTTCATTGTGTCTTGGATTTATTTTTACGTTTGCTATATATCGAAGGCCCGGGATCTCTTAGCTTATACCGCATGATAGCTTTGCGTGCTTCTGCCAGTTCTTCCTTTGTTAGATACTCTTCTTCAATAGATCCGTGAGTATACTTTGGAACATATTGGTCACCATGTTTACGCTTGCTCATATTGTTTTAGTTTATTCTTTAGTTGTTGAATCTCAATTTCTAGGTTAAAGATTCTTGAAGCCATAGCATTCTTCAGATTAGTCAACTCAAAGATCATCTTGTCATAGTGTTCCTTGTGATAAGGAATCTTGCTGATGTTTGTTACTGTGCCCCGGGAGATTCCGAAGTGATCTCCTACTTGCACGCGCGTTAGGTGTGGGTTTGCGTGGATATATTTGCGGATATGTAACTTCTCCTCAAGTGTGAGATAGTAGTTCTTGCGGGTGATATGTGTGGCTTTACGTTGATGTGACATATGTTAATCCTTTCCTGCAGGTGGTGTATACTTGAATGCTTCTTGTCGTTTGATTTCTTTCTGATATGATTCGAATGTGTCTGATAGTTGTTTTATCTTTGCGTGCAAGGTGTCGAGTTCATGGCGCTGACAGAAGTTTGATTGTAGGAAATCTGTCTTCTCGTCATTAACCCATCGCGATTCACAGCACCATTGGATATGCTTGTATTGATTTATTATTTCATTACTACCACAGCCCGGGCACTTCGGGCCGCCTGTTGGTTTCCATTCATACGCGCTCATTTTGTTTTTGTTTTTGTTTCTCTATCCTTTGTTCCCGCAACTCGATCACAGCTTCAGCCTGTTCGAATGCGATCTCTGCATTACGCTGTAAGGTTTCCTTGTTGTTTGGATTAGCCAACAGCCCAGTGAGAGCTTGGCCCACCAGATAGTCCAACAAATACATGCTGAGATATCCGGGATTCCGCACGCGGAAAGGATCTTTGTCGGACATTTTTGTTGCTTTGTTGGAGAGTTATGATATGATTTAGATATGGTTAAGTTAATTGACAGACTCTACAAGTTCCTCCTCATCATCTTCTTCCTCCTCAACCTCGACAACGCCAGAGGACTCGGCGGCTGTGAGATCTTCGGCGGTAAGTCTCACGACCGCCGCCTTATCCTTGAGTGCCTTCTCAAGTTCGCCCGCCAGATCGACGTTCGATGAGCCGATTGCGTCCACGGATTTGAGTTTCCTCGCCAGCTTAGGAGCCATGTGATCACTGAGGATTGTGCCCTCGGGAACATAGATCTCTTGCAGTGTGTCGGTGAGGGTTGTGATACGGACACAACGACCGAGAGCTTGAGCAAACTCTTCGGCCCAATAGGTCATCGTTGATGCGACTTTGCGTGGTCGTGTGTGCTGGTAGCGATGATCCAGTGAGATACCCGTACCTCCTGAGGAGAGAGTGTAGATACAGAACTCAGTCTCACCATTGAGGAACGCTTGCACGTTCTCGTGTCGTTCCTTTTGGTTTTGATTGTGGAGCTTCATCTCTCTGAGCTTCTCATTCCGTGCAGCGAATGCATCCTTCGTCATCTCTCGGAAGATTCTCTCGCTTGTGTATTTGATGCCTTTGTGGAATGCGCGGAACTCTTCCTTGCTGATGCCGATGTCATCAGACTTAGGCTTTCTTGCTTCATGAGGATTGTCAAGAATCCACATGCCCATCTTCGCAGCGATCTCTGCCGCGCGCGTCTCGGGCAGAAGCTCCTCGGGCTTGATCTCTTTGTTGCCGCCCCAGATTAAGGAGATCTTGTCTTTAGTTAGACCCTTAGACTTGAAGTATTCAGACTCACAGAGCTTCATGACTAGCTCCTTGAGAGTCTCGGTGAAGCGGATCGCTATGACTGGCGCATAGCCTTGTTGGTGAGCGGCGATCGCATCAGCGACCCATGTGTCTACAGTAGCAAGCTCGGCCGCTCGGGCCATGACCATGAAGGCGACCATGACTTGACCTTGTGGATCTATGCTGCGACCTGTTCTTTCAATGGCCTCAAGATAATTCTTCATCGCATTCTTGAGCATGTTCTTGTTGGCCTCGTCGGTGATCTCAAAGAGCTTGACTTTGTTGAGGGCCTTCACCTTTTGAGGATCGCCCGGCGGCTTAACAAGGCGATCGCCCAGCGCACCGGCCCAGCGTTCGAGTGCTGCTGCATTCGCCGAGCGGGGATCTGCGCCGAGGGTAAGAGTGCGAGCGAACTCTGGGAATGTCTCTCGCGTGAGAGGTCTTGCTCCATACGGCAAGCGCATGGCAAGAGTCATGAACATCGTATCCCATACAGTCACGGCGGGCGTGGCTGAAGTGAAGACCCACTTGATAGATGGGAATTGAAGGAAGGCTTCTAAGTATTTAGTGCGCTTAGACTTCTCCTTCTTGATCTCCTGACACTCGTCGAGAATGATAAGCTTGGGCGCTGCTTGCTCTGGCAGGTTAAAGCGGATGACCTTTGTAGCTTGGCCGAAGATCTCCACTGTTTCCTCCTTAAAGAAGTTCTTGTTCTTCGTGGAGAAGACTTCGTTGTATGACCACACGTCGACGGCCAGCCCGACGCTTTCGAGACCTAGCTTTTTGAGAGTGTCCCTAAAATCCAGCACCACGGACTTCTTGGTGATGATTAGGATCGGTGGGAATAATCCTAAGAAGTTACAGAACTTTTGCGGGTCATGTTTCTGTAGCCACAGTGCGAGACCGGCGGCGATCCAGCTCTTACCTTTGCCGGTGCCGAGTGGGACAAGTGCGCCGTTGAGATTGTCTTTGTACAACACATCGAGCAGCGCGGCGATAGCTTTCTTCTGTTGGGGTTTGAAGTCGAGACCGTTGGGGAGTTTGATGTCGATTGTGGAGTAAGTTCTTTTTTCTCGAAGAGCAGCTTCCTCTGCGAGGCGCAATGCTTCCTTCTGTTGGCGCAACGGAGCTTGATTAACCCAGCCTTGAAGAAATCCCAACAACGTAGCGTAGTCTAGTTTGATGGATGGAACGACAGCAAGACTAAGCTCACGCTGCAAGAAGTCCCACTCATAAGGCTCCTTGCGATAGAGATCTGTCAGCTTCTTTGCTTGCGCTCGCGCGGTGGTGAGAGCGGTCTGTTGAAGACGATCTTCTTTGCTGGTATAGGTTGGTTCTGCTGGCGCGGCTTTCTTAACGCCAGATGGGGTTGAAAAGATATTCATAATATTATAGGTCCATCAACTTCGCGATCACTTCCTCAGCGTTCTTGAAACCGTAGGCTTGAGGCGTTCTTGAGATCAGAGAGATGTACTCGCCAAAGACAATACTCTCTGCGGTTGGTTTGTCAAGCATGGCGAAGGATTTATTCAGGGCATCGCGCCTATTGAGGAGAGGCGTAAGCTTTTTCTGCACCGCAAGCATCTCATCCTCCAGCCGTTGGCGTAAGACTACATTCTTGGTAGTAGCCTTGTCCATCTTGGCTTTGAGGCGTGCTGCTTCCTTCTGACATTTCTTCTGTAGGTTTTTGTTCATCTTGTTGTGGTTGATTTTCTTGGTTAATTTTTTCTAACAGACCGCGAGTGTCTACAATACGGAGAACTTCTTCGATGGGAAAGTAACAGTTGATGTTGTTGAACGCACCTTTTAGGGCATCATTGAGTTGTCTACTCTTATTCAAATAAACTTCCTCGCCCTGCGATGTGATCGCGGCGGCGACTTCGAATGCTTTCTGTTTGGTGAATAGCTTCGCCTTCGACAAGGCGTCGGCGATCATTTCGATCCTGAGTTCCTCCGCTTTTTTGTGGAGGAAGGATATGTCAGAGGCAAGGTGGTTTGCTCGTAGTGTTCTCCGTCTTTCGTCGGAAAGGTTCCACTCGGTCGCGTCCCAGATGACGCTGTAGGATAATCCGTCCTCGTCGACTCTCTGAATATAGATATGCTCACCCGCGCAGTGAGCTTTGATCCAGTCCGCTGTTTCATTTGAAGCAACAATCGCATGGGCAAGATTATTCCCTGGAGTTCTTCGGATGAAGTGACCTCGTTCTGTATCGACATGACAAGAACAGGCTGGGAAAAGCAATCCCCAGAGGGATTCGCTTGTGATGATTTCTTTTTCGTTTTCATTTTGAGGAAGCATAGACTTTACGGAGATGCGAGGGTTGAATGCCTAGTTCGGCTCTGTACTTGGCGATTGTGCGGCGAGCGATTGTGTTCTTGAGAAGAACAACGATGTCCTCGTCGCTAAGAGGTCTTGACTTGTCCTCGCGTGAGATGATCTCTGCGATTTGGTTTTTTATAGACAGGTTACTCTGCATGGTATTTTCATTGTGGTTTATGATTGCGCTGGTGAAGAAGAAACGGAGTTCGTATGTCCCGTGCGGCGTGCTGATGTATTTGTTATGGACTGCGCGTGAGACTGTGGTCTCATGGATCTCGCACACGGTGGCGATCTGCGCCATGATGAGCGGCTTGAGATCTTTGATATTCCCGGTCTTGAAGAACTCAGATTGATAATCTACAATAGCCTTCGTGACACTGAAGAGTGTCGACTGGCGCTGAGTGATTGAGCGAATCAGAAACTTACCTTGCTTCACGCGATCTCGGATGTATTCTCTGTCCGCCGCAGAGAGCTTGTCGAGATAGTTGAGGTAAGTCTGATTGATCTTGTAGATTGGAAGACGCTCGGACGGGATCGTAATGTTGAAGTCTTTGTCGAGAAAGATCTCTGCGTCTTTGGGCGTGTGCGTTGAAGAGGAGAATTCGGAGGCTGGGTTGTAGTTTAGTTTGCTTAGAGATTTATAGAGATTCTCTATGGTCGTAAAGGTTTCGTTGTATTTTTTGCTTAAGAGAGGAATCTGTCTTCGTGTAAATAGATCTTCGTCTTGTTGGAGGATCTTGTATGCTAGTGAGTCTTCTGGAAGTTGGAGACAGAGACAATCAGCCAGACCAAGTGCGCCTAAGCCTTTGGGTTCGAGAGTTCTTATGAATCTAAGTGCATCCCGTTGCGGTGTGCTTAGTGCATCAAGATCGCCCGTGTAAAATCCCCGCTCGTCGAGCAGATGTATAATGCTCGTATCGTGTTGCGCTATAAGAAGTTCTCTTAACAAGTATTCTTCAAGAGTCTCATCTCTTGATGGATTATTCTCAAGAGGATATTCCTCTCGGGCGGGCAGGCTGTAAGAACTAGTCCACTGCATGTCTTGCGGCAACTCTGCTTTGTCATTCCGAAAAAGAATTTCTTCTTCGGGCGTGTCTCTATCGAGGAGTTCGACACATGGATTATCTCCGACAAAAGACTCCATCAGATTGTGGAGTTCACACAGCGGTGCCTGTAGCAAGGCGAGAGACTGCTGAAGTTGTGGACTCAGGATAAGACTCTGAGTCTGATTAAGTGCGAGAGAAAACTTCATTTTGGCTAGTGGTGGTTGTTAGCCTATGCAAAGGAGCTTCTAGTGTGCCAAGTTTTGGCACCTGTGAGATGCCAAGGCGTGAGACACTCTGAAAATCCAACAAAAAAGCCTCTGTGAGATTGCTCCCACAGAGGCTTTGTGATTTGGGTTGATTATTTTTATCTACTCAATCACTCGATCGAGTAAAACTATTAGACCTTCGCGGCCTTCTTCGCCTCGCGCTTGGCCTTCGCGGCCGAGAGTTCGTTGGCCTTGGCGAGAAGCTGCGCCAGAGAGGCGATGAGGTTAGACTGCTTGGCGATCGCAGCGTCCTTGTCGCTGACGTTGAGAGAACGGGCGATATCGTCAGACCACTCGCCAGCGAGGGCAAACACAATCGAGCCGATCTCAGAGCGAATGCTTTCGATCTTCTTGAGGACAGACTTCTCAGTCTCACGATCCGCAGAGACGCCATAGATGAAGGCGGCGAAGTAGTCCGGAGTGTTGCCCTTGCTGAGATAGGCTTCAGAAGCGTCCTCAGAGATATCCAGCAAGTGCTCGCTGACCAGATCGCTCAGCGCATTAGAGATGCGCTTGGTCTCGGTGACAGAGCCGTCTTCGTTCTTCACCTTCGTGACGTGCTCGGTCGGGATCTCAGCGAGAGCTTCGCCGCGCTTGACCCAATACTGCAGGTCAGAAACCGCCAAGACAGGCTTCTGGAAGGAGACGATGCGCTCGGGAGACTTTGCAGTCTTGCGGACATGACGCTCCGCGGTGGTGAAGATAGGATTGCCGTCGGTGTCGCTCTGGAAGACAGAGCCAGCAAACGAGGCAACGAGTTCGAGGTTCTTAGTGCTCATGATGTTTTATTTTTGTTTCTAACTTTGTTGGTAGTTTGTTTTGGGATGTTTACGGTCGCGCGACCTTAGACATTTCGCTCATCACCAACGGGACTTGCAAAGCGATAGAGCTTCTTGAATGCCAAGTTTTATCTTGGCGTAAAAAAGCTCCACAAAGAGAAGCCCTCCGTAAAGGGCTTGTGCTTTATGGAGAGTTAATTACCTCCGAGAATCTGACCGAGTTCTTCGGCGGTGAGGTTGAAGTCTACACTGAGGACGTTATCTGAGAGGATACGTTGGATGTATGTGTGAATGTCTAGCGTATTTGAGACAGGTGCTAAGCAATAGCTGTAAAAGCCTTTGATATGTGAGGGAATTATGATTATCATATGTTATGCATCTTTGATGTTTATAACACAAGTGCCTTGTTGAAACGCTGCGCCATTCGTACCTTTTGCCTTGCGGGCAGTGACTCTTTTATGCACGCGAAAAGCATCAGGATGCATAGGCTGCACTGAGCCGCCTGTCTTGTGGCCGAAGTTCAATGCGCCTTTGTAAGACCATTGCGGGGCGCATTTGATGCACCTGTCAAAGCCGAGAGCTTTGCGCTCGGTGTCGATGATTTGGAGGCAACGAAGACAGCGATTTGTCATAGGAGTTCTTCCTTTCCTAAATCCCATCCTCCTAAATCGTCAGAAGGCTCATCGTCGTAGATGCTCAATTCGCGACGCAAGTCTTCGAGTGTTGGTTGTTCGTCTTGTGGTTCTTCGTTCATTGGAGTTTTATTAAAAGATTCGTCTTCCGTCTTCATAATAACGATCAGGCATTTCGTCGCTGTATTCCTCAAACGCCCAGCGCTCGTGACAACGGTCGCAGACTGCACTCCGTGCCTTTGGAGGCATCAAAACGCTGCAATTAGCGCAATGGAAACGCTCTGCGCCGTTCTCGTCGATGACAGGACAGCCGCCCGGCTCGTGGCCGCAGCATGGATAATCTTCACAGGCCATAATTAAAAATCTTTATGAGTTTCAACAAAGTTCTTGCCGTTTATGAGGCCACAAGCCTGACCTGTGAGCTTGAAATGCAAGCCGAGAAAGAGCTTGATCAAGCGAATCTTAACGGGCGTGAATCTTGGATCATTATTAGTCGGCTCCATAAAGTCGCTCCATAATTCTTGCACCATTCCGCTTGTGTACGTCACGGCGTGGATTTCTCGCACTGGCTCCATGTCGGAGATTTGGACGTGTTCAATATGTTCATCAAGCCTTTGATTGAAGTAATGAGTCAACATCCTTTCGGCTTCTTGTTTGTTTATTGTTATTTTCATTTTGTTTAGTTAATACATTATTCCTTTGACGAAGTAATACAAAGTGATCAGCAAGATCACAGAGCCTACAATCAAAACAATGAGTTCGTCTTTCTTGTGTTGTTTCATAAATATCAAATCCAATCAATTTTGCTTTTCTGAGTTGCTCTCACAATGCGAGAGACACTTGGTTTATGACAGAGCCAAGCCTTTGCCTTGTGGACAGCGGCCTTGTCTTTCTTTGCTTGTCGCTTTGACAAAGGCACAAGTTGCTTGTGCTTTGTTGCTTCACGAAGAGCAAAGTATTTGCCTAGATTGATAGAGTTAAATCTATCAAATTGTTTTTGCTTTCTGGTCATAGTCCTAGACTTTGCATCTAGTCTTTACCTTGTAGCGTGTGGATAGTTTGAAGAAAGGAAGGTTTGAATAAAACCATTTAGTGCGTGGATATTGCGTTGTGGATAATGCGCAACACTACAAGGCAAAGACTAAATGCAAAAGCCTTGCGAGTCACCTATTGTTCTCTTTGCAAAAGGCAAAGCAATAGCGCAAGGCTTTTGATTTAGTTTTTTGAGGTTGTTTGTTTGGTTAAGCTACCAAAGGCAACCAACAAAGAGTCTTTTGTTTTTGCGTTTCTGTCGTGTTAAATCCTTTAGACAGTTTCTTAAACCAAAGGAAGGTTAACGCAAAGAGCCGTCGTTAGGCATTGCACCTAACACGTTTTTCTTTTGGTTCCGGTCAAGGCCAAGCCAACCAAAAGAGTCTTAAAGACTCGTGGGCTTTTGTTTTTGTGTTAGGCTTCACTTTCAATGGCGTTTTAAGCCAATCGTTTGTAGGGAAAACCTAGAAAGCTACTAACTAACACTCTAACAAGAGCCTTTCCTATTCACGCAAGGAAGAGTCGCGAGTAAATCCCGCAACTTGTACGTTTAACGTCTAACGTCTCTTTGCTAAATGCGTTTGAGGTTTTAGATCTTAACATTAAACAAAGAGAACCGGTTTTTTATTCTTACTTTAACAAAAGGGGATTTAATGTCCACAAAGCTACTTTGTCCGATTCTTTGTTGTTTCTCTTAACAACTTAGCTTTTCCCGTTGCTAGGTTAAATGCGTTTCTACCGATTCACCTAGATTCTTATCTTAGCTTAAACTCTAAGATAACAACTTCACGCTACTTCTAAAGAATTATTACCGTTCCTTTGGAGTGTTAGTCACAAAGGCACACTTTGCTTTATTAAATCCGGTTCTCTTGTATTATTCAAACCGGGCTTTGTGTGTGCTAGGTTCACTCTCCCGCTTTAACACGGGAGAGTGTGAAGTGTTACCGTTTAAGCCTTAGTCGCGGGAGCCTGCGGGGCATTCTGGGAGGCTTTGAGAACCGGAGCGTTAGAATCCCCAGTTTCAACCTCACAAGCCCGCAGCAAGGCATTTAAGCGCAAGCCCAAGGCATTAGCCACCCCGCTCAAAGCCTCCCAGCGTGCCGTTTCTTGTTCCAAAATGGACTTGTGAGTCCCCTTAGCGAAAGAATTACGGACGATAGGGCCGATCGCGGAGCCTTTGCTAATGCCGACAGCCTTCGCAGTATCTTTGAGGCTCTCAACCTTGCCAATCTCACGAATGAAATTGGCGGGGTGGATTGCACACAAAGAAACGAGGTCACGAACAAACGGGACCATAGTGGACTTGACGGTATTTGTGTTGTTTTGCATTTTAGTATTAGGTTTTTAGTTTTTTAGTTTTTGGACTTCACACTTTGAATAAACAAAGAGTGAACCTAACACACACAAAATAAAATGTCTTGTCCCTTTGACTCAAAGGAGAGCCAACAAAAAGGGATTCTGTAAAAACACTACAAAGCGAGTCCCGGCGGGAAAGAATCCCGCAAGGCTCTAACGTGTTTTCGGTAAAGAACAAAACCGTTTGTTGTCCCGGCGGTAACCGGAGCGAAAGCCTATCCTTTCGCAGAGCCTGTATGGTTGCGGCTCAAACCCGTGCCAGTCTTAGCTATTGAAGACCGCACTATGGCAAAAGTCTTCTATGCGCCAAAAACGGTCAAGCCTTTTTAAAAAACGTAACACAAACGTAACACAAACGTAACACAAAAAACTCTTGACAAGCCTTTTTAGGTAACAAAAAGCCTCATTTTTAAGTAAAAAACGAGAATACTGAAGAAAAACTCAAACAAAGCAAGCTTTTTCAGAAACTATTAGAAACGCTAATTCTTCGAGAAAGTCACTAAAGGCTTTTTAATGATTTTTTCTTTAACATTACAAAAGTAAACAACAAAAAACACTTGTAATTCTGAAATAAAGCAAGCTTTTTCTTTAGGTAATTCTTTAGGCAAAAGAGAAAAAGTAAATAATACGCTTATCAGGTTTTTCTGAGGGATCGTTTTTTTTTTATTATTTTATTTAACATATTTAACACTCCAGTCTCACAAAAATACGTTATCTACTACAAAAAGACCCTAAGCGCAAAATCCCAATTTATCAATAAGCATATTTATCTGACAAATAAAGGATTTAACACTAACAAAATCGCTCTTTTAACACTCTTTTATCACAAAACGCTATTTACAAAGAGCTTCAATGCATAGAGCTTCTATGCATAACCCTTCGATCCCTTGCGTTTCTATGCATAGAACCTCAATGCATAGAGCCTCAATGCATCTTTGTTCTACCCATAGCACTCCAACGCATCCCGACGCGCACAGGAAAGACCCGAAAAATCGCGTCGATGTCCGAACATGACTGCTCACAGATTTTATAGATTTTTTGGGGTTTAAAAGTGTATTCTTTCTTTGGCCTCTTTGGTGCTTTATGCGTTCTATATGAGCGATTTAATGATGCGAAATCAGATTCTGGGTCTTAGAAGGGCCGGGATGAGTTGTGAAGAAATAAGTGCGGCTTTGGAGGTAGATAGTATGGTCGTGCGTTTGGCCTTAGAAGCCGCCGGTGGAAGTGCTGTGTTGCGCAAGGAGGCTCTTAAAGAAGAGGATATCACAGACGATGTCTCCGAGGCCGAAGCCAAAGAAATGATGGGCATCATCAAGGACATAGCCCGTAACGAAGAAAGCGGCGTTTATGCCCGCCTGAACGCGGCTAAGTATGCCCACGGCGCCAAGCGCGGATATCACAAACGTCATCTTGATCTTAACGTCGGCTCGGGCGAATTGCTCCTTAAGATCAACGAAGCCTATGCCTCAGCGGCCATGCGCGCCCGGGCCGCGTTGGGTGGTCAAAGTCTCACGGCCAAAGAAATCAACGTCATAGAAGCCCCAATAACCGTAGCCGCAGAGCTTACTCAAGAATCCCCAACCGATCACGAATCCCCAACTCAATCACAGCCTGCGGCGCCGAAACCCCGGCCCTTTAAGTTATGATCAAAGCCCCAATCTCGTCCGATACACTCAAGCTCGTTCAAGCTCGCAAAGCGCTAGAAGCGGAGAAAGCTGCTGAGAAAGCCCGCGCTAAGGAAGCTAAGAAGAAAGCCATTGAGACTCCGCCCAAGGCGCCTGAAGCTGCCGCCGTAACTGAGCAACCAACAAACAAGCGCTACATCGCGCATCAGATTGACACCCCAGCGGATTTGCTTCTCGCCCACAGGCCTGACTTAAAGCTCTACAAATGGCAAGCAGAAACCCTGTTTCAACTCGCAGGATATACCGACATCAATGATCTCGATCTGCCTAAAACTCGACCAACCGACAAGACGCCGTTATACTACAATCTTGTCGCAGCCAACGGAAGCGGAAAAGATCAGGTCGTTATTAGCTCCTTCGCTGTCTGGTTTTGCCTTTCCAAAGTCCGTTCTCGATGCGTCATTACGTCATCTTCGTACGAGCAGCTTAAAGATCAGACGTATAAATACATAAAAAACATTTGCGAAGAGATCAATGTTTCGTATGGCCGTAAGGTCTTTGAGATCGTTGAGTTCTTGATCACATGCAACGACACCGGCTCAGAGATCAAATGCTTTGTGACAGATGACCCCGGCAAAGCCGAAGGTCGTCACCCGTTCGACGAGCCCGGCGCTGAGATGGCTGTCATTATTAACGAGGCAAAGTCGATCACGGACGAAATGTTTCAGGCTTTTAGTCGATTCACAGGCTATAACTACTGGCTCGAGATCTCCTCGCCCGGCAAGAACTCCGGCCACTTTTTCAAGCGCTGCACGCGCTCAAAGTATACCTTTCCAGACAAGCTTCACGTTGGCGAATTCTACTGGCGCAGAGTTACAGCCTTCGATTGTCCTCACCTTCTCGGCAAACACATCGAGCATCTCAAAGACGAACATGGCGAGCAATCCCTTATTTATCGAAGTCAAGTGTTGGCTGAGTTTACCTCACTCGACGAGGCTGCATTTATCCCCTCAACTCTTTTCGAAAACTACCCAAATAATCCACCTCGTACGTTTGGATTGCCCAATCGGGCGGGCATCGACCTATCGCTCGGCGGCGACGAAACTGTGGCGTACTTCTTTGTCCATGGAAAACTCCACCTTCGAACAACAAAGATTCGCAACGAGGCAATTCTCCATAATCAGATCATCAGTTGGATTAAAGAGTTCAACATTACGCCATCTGAAGTACGCATTGACGATGGCGGTCTGGGGCGACCCATCGTGCAGCGCGTGCAAAACGCTGGTTATGATGTCGTGCCGATACGAAACGAAGCCCGTTCAAGCAACCCGAATTTCTACAAAAACAGAGGCGTTGAAAACTGGAATCGTCTTAAGCGTGCTATTGAAGATCGTGCCTTTCCTACAGTCAATGACGATCTCACTCGCCAACAACTTTGCACGCGTGGTTTCTCGGTTAAAGGCATTGTTACATATTTAGAGCCTAAAGCGGAGATGCGCTCTCGCGGCCTGTCCTCACCCGACCGAGCAGACGCGTTGGCGTTGTGTTTTGATGGTGTGCCGTTGGCAGTATTCAAGGAAGAAGTTCTGCACACAACAGAACCCGAAAGCCGTTTTGCAGAACTCTTAGAGAGGAACAAAAAAGGCCCATTAACTTTCGATGAAAAGACAGAACTTACAATCCTCTGGGGTCAAATGACTCACAGACCGGCACAAGAAACGCTAAATTCGGCTGAGCCGCGTGAACAATTGCGCGGGCAATATCACAAATTCGTAACCTCTAAATAATTATGGACGGATCAATGGATTACATCGACGAGTTTTTCTCGTCCCTTAGCCCTGAAGAGTTGTCTTACGCTCACAAGAAACTCATGAAGGGCAGAATGATGGGCGGCCCTAAAGTCGAGATCGAAATCGGCGAGGATCAAGAAGAGCCTAACGATTCCGACTCTGAAGAATACACCAACGGCAAAGGCCCGAACAACGAAGCCAAAGGCGGCGACGCCAATGCTACCGTTCCGAAGGCTATGTCGAAGCGCAAGACCATGGCTCCTAAAGGTGACGTGCCTCTGAAGGAAGACGCCATGTTTGACGAAGAGGAATAATCTCATGAACGAAGAACCTGCAAACAATCAAGAAACATCCGCTATCTTAGCGCAAGCTGGGCAAAAGAACCTGTTGGACCTCAATACCGCCAACGGGTTAATTAGCCAATACATTTCGTCGCACGGTGCTGTAGAGGCGACCACGGTCACCAATCGGCGTCTGCGCTCGAATAAAGCTGACGTTGAACAGATGCGTTCGGCGGGTCTTCTTCAGGAGAATCAGACTTTTATTGGTGTTCGTCTTATCAACCAAAACATCAATCAAGCGTTGCCTCCGTTGCTTTCTTACCTAAAGCAATCCCCACGGATGGCGACGTTTGTCCCCGGCGACAACTCTTATCTCGATCAAGAGTTCACACGCGTGCTTCAATATCCCGGCTGGGAGATTCCATACATTGAAGTGCTCGATGGCGCAGAGCTTAACGGCATTGGCTACATGATGGTCAAGGCCGACAACACTAAGCTCGGCGGCGTGTCGATGGAGACGATTCCATTTAATGAAATCGTGTACGATCGTCGTTTGAAGTCTCTGCAAGATAGCCCCGCGGTCTTGATCAAGCACGTCATCACGGCCGTGAGTTTCTATCACTGGGACTCGTTTGAGAACTTTGACAAGAACAGTGATGCATACAACGCCATCACCAAGCGATTGCTGTCTGAGGAAGTCAACGTCATAGGCGACGACTTGGTGATCTATGAGACGTTCGTCAAAGTCAACGGCTTCGTCTATCGCGGCTGGTATTACAAAGACAGCAAGCAGTGGCTTAAGCAGCCTTTGCCCTTTAGCAACGGCATTGAGGAGTCTGTGCCTGAGGTCAACATCGACCCTATGGCGATGACGACTGAGCCGACTTATGTCAATAAGCCTGTTCATCTGACCTATTATCCGATCGCAGTTAAGCGCGCTGAGATCAAAGAAAACCGCAAGCACGATGAGGCTGAGGGCCGAGCGGTTGAAGATTATCATAAGCAAGAAGCCGCCACGACCTTGATGACTGCGGCGGTCAACGGTTGTACACAGGCCGCGAATACGATGTGGTCGCCTGATGGTGCGAATCTCGACGGCATGGCGCCCGCGCAGTTGCAGTACAAGATCAAGAACAACGCGATCTGGAAGACTCCAATGCGAGCCTTCACTGCGCCGTGGCCTGACCCGATGATCTTCAAGGGGATCGAAGCCATCACGCAGCAGAACGCGATGGAGAACAATCAGGTCGCGTGGGCTGTCAATAATCGTAGAGATTCTCGTAAGACTGCGACCGAGATCGAAGCTGCCCAGCAGCAGCAAGGTATGCTCACTGGCACGGCTGCGTTGGTGTTCAGTATCTTCTTACGCGATGTACTCACGATGACGTGGCCGATTGTGCAGAGTGAGGCAAAGAAAGGCTCAATCAAGTTCTTGATTGAAGTCTCTGATCCCGCTGAAAAAGAATCAATCCTCAGCAAGCAATACGAAGTAAAGCCCGCGGGCGACATTGACTTCGTTGAGAAGCAACAGCGCATCACGAACATCCAGCAAGATCTGCCGATGTTCCAAGGTACGCCCATTGGCCAAGAGATGATGAAGGAATATGTGCGTCTTCGTTATCCCGAAAAGTACGATCAGTGGTCTAAGATTCTCAGCCAGGGCAATGACACGCAACTCATTCAAGGTCTCGGTCAAGCTCTTCAAGCCGTCGTCACAGACGAAGCCACGGGCCAGCTTAAGCCTGAATTTGCCGCCGAGGCTCAATCCTTCCAGCAGCTTCAGCAAGCTGTTCAGCAGCGCCTAGCTCAGCAATCTAATGCAACCCAGCAAGGCTAACTGGATTCTGTGGGCGAATAGCGCGGAGACTCTACATTTCCTCGCTTGGCTTTCGGAAGAACAAAACAAAAGGCTTAAAGCAGCAATGCACAAAGCCTGTTCTTCAATGCCCACGCAAGAAGATCTCCTTCGAGCAAAGACGTTCGAAGACATTAAACAACACATCGCAGAACTCACACAATAACTCCTATGGACATCCCCGCTCCGACATCGGCGGCCTCTACGCCGTTCAACATCAACACCGGACCTTCCTCGGCGCCATTGCCTCCAGCGGCGCCAACGTCTTTGCCGAACGAAAACATCTCGTTTGACTTTGATGGCGAAGATTCTACGTCATTCGATGTCAACAAGCTTCTGCCTAAAGCGGAGGCAAAGCCCGCTGAGCAGCCCGTTGAGTCTCCTAAAGAAGAAACCCCGACCGACGAAGCAGATCCATTCGATCTTCCAAAAGATGTCACTGAGGCGATCAAGTCGACAAAGCCAAAGATTGAAGAAAAGTCTGAAGCGCCACAGAAGACTGAGACTACGCAGACGCAAAATCAACAAGGCCGCGACTATAGCAACCTGCCCGATGAAGTCGTCTCTGTCCTGAAGAAGCTTCCCAATCAGACCTACAATGCCGTTCGTGATCAGTTGCCGAAGTGGTATGAAGCATTCAAAAAGCAAGCTGAAATCCCCAAGCATTACACTCAGCATCCGGAAGCTTACAAACTCGACACGGGTTACAATCAGATCCAAGCCGAACTCGAAACAGACCGTTTCGAAGTTGGCTCGCTGAAGAATGCTCTTGTGGCGCTCAAGCAGAATAAGCCCTTTGAGCTTCTCGAAGGCTATGATGCTGAAGGCAATCCTGTCTTTAAGACCATTCAGCCCTCGAAGAACGGCACGCATGATCCCGCGCTTGAGCTTGAGCTCACTGAAGCCTATCGTCGTGCCCAAGCGAACTACGAGAAGTCTTTCAACGGCTTTAAGACTTTTCCCGAGCGCTACAAAGCTAAGATCGCAGAGGAGCGAGAGTTCATCAATGGCAGCTTCAAAAAGATCTTCAAGGACATTGATCCCGAGAAGCTCACGCCCGAAGAGCAGTCTTATGCGCCCTTGTTGCAGAAAATTATCCCCGATAGCGTGACCGCAGAGGATGCTCGCAAGATCGCCCACTACGCAATGGTCGGCAATCTGCGCATGGCTAAGGCGTTCCAAGCCTATATCGCCCAGCAGAAACAAAAGCCCGGCGTAATTCCTCCGCCGAGCGCTGGCCCAATGGGCAAATCCACAGGCGGCGATGACATTCCGCTCGGTGATAAGGAAATGTTTGGAGACGATTAAATCTTTACAAAATAAAGTCTGGCATATCGTTAGCAAAACATCGAATGTCAGACCGAATCTCCCAGAGAGATTCCGCTAGAAGCTCTGCTATCTAAGCGGTTACGGCTAGGACAGACCTAACCATTAACCGTTTGTGATGTCAGGGCTTTTTTGTTGTCCTGACGGATCAAACATCAAACGAAAGTATAACAATGCCAGCAACATGGGACTTGCCGCGTTCAAGCGGACTTTGGAATCAGCAAGACATCGCTAACTACAACCGCCTTCCGATCTGGATGGCGATCCAGCAGACCAAGAAGATGCAGATGTGGTCGCGCTGGAAGGACATGTTTCCCAAGATCAAGTGGAAACAGAACATGGGTGACATCCTGCAGGGTGTGATCGCGGAGAACTCCCCGATCGTCAATCAGGTTCATCGCCCGAAGAACATCACCGAGCTGCCGCTCAAGACCGTAGCGAGCACTTGGGAGCGCACGAATCAGAGCCGCGTCAAGCGTCATAACTTCGAATCCCCGCAGTTTAACTTCCTGCCTTCGTTCCGCGATTTCCGCACGAAGCAGCTGAAGTTCGCCGCTGAGGATCTCTCGAAGCAGATTGCTGTCGGCTATGACTTCTTCACGCGTGACAACGTGTTCCAGAACTCGCCGTTCGTGTACATCGTTGGCAACACCACCGCTGGTGAGTTGCCTCTGGTGAACGCCCCGGCTGCTCTGCCGACCGATACCAGCGCGATCAAGGACACCGCTTGGGTTGCCGCTGCGGCCGCCAAGATTGGTTCCGACGACAACGGTTTCCTTTCCTATCGGCAGATTCAGGCCGTCGCTTCCTACGCGAAGAACTACCTGATGATCCCGCCGATGGAAGGTATGCAGAGCGGCGCCCCGGCTGACAATGAAATGTCGAAGGGTAAGTACGTTCTGCTCGGCGGTTCTGAGATCTATGAAGGTCTCGCTTTCGACACCCACGTGTTGAACACCAAGCCGCTGGCGATGAACCTCCTGAATAGCTCCTTTCAGGGCGCTATCGGGCCGAACATCATCTTCCGCGAAGAGTTCTATCCGCTGCGTTTCGCTGAGGATGGAACGATGCCCGCGCCTGAGATCGAGCTGTTGCTGCCTGACAGCGGCTATTCGACCCCGAACGCCACTCGTCAGACCGTCATCAATCCCGCTTATGCGGCCGCTCCGATCGGCGTTGCGTTCCTCATCGGCTACAACGCCTATGAGCAGATCGACGTGGGTCCGCCGCCCAGCGAGTTCACTGGCGCTTCGATCAACGGCAAGCGCTTCAACCAGCTCACTTGGAACGGCGAAGTTCGCCTGACCGACAACGTGCTGGTCAACTATGGTTCGAATAACCTCGACACCAACAAGTACGGTGAGTTCCTGCAGCTGATCGCCGACACCGTGCTCGGCATCATCGGCAACACTAACCGTAACGTCATACCCATCATCTATCGCCGCCAGATCGCCCCGTCGCTCTTCGTCTGATAGATAGCTACCGCAACAATTAACAAACAAAATAATGAAGCAGTTCTTTAAGTACTTCGTTTCGTTCGTGGCGATGATCAGTCTGGTCTTCGCTGAAGTCGTGTCCGGTACGTTCACCAGCTCTATCGCTGTGCTGAGCACTTCCGGTGTGTCCATCAGCAACTTCCAGGTTACTGATACCAGTGGCTCTGCGAACACCGTCATTCTCTATGATAATGACTCTGCCAGCAGCACCAATCGTATCTATGCCGCGTACACTGGCGTTACTCAGTACACCACCAATGTCGTGATGTCCTTCACGAACTTCACTGGTGTGGTGCAGAGCTACACCAACACTGTGCTGGCTACTGTCAACACTACTGTTGCTGCGTCGACTAATCAGGCTCGTCGCGTGTTTACGTTCACTGTGCCCGCTAACGGCACCGTGACCTTTACGCCGACCTCGCCTCAAGGCACGACCTATGGTCTACAGTTGAAGGCGACTGGCGCTGGCGTGTATAACGCCAACATTCAGGCTTTGCCGTAACACAACCAGCCCACTCGAAAGAGTGGGTTGCTTTTTGTTCTTTAAGGAGAATAAAGAGCAACCCAATCTATGATTGGCAACCTGACAGCTAAAATTCAAGGATATGTCTAATCT